CAACGCGCAGTACCTCGACATTGACGAACGTGAACGTTGCAAAACGTTCCATTCTTTCGTCCGTGCTGTTGCTGACGGGCAACACACCGCCCGTGACGAGGTCATGAAAGTCATCGACAAATCCGACTGTTACAAGATTTCCAAGATGGTCTCTCCTGATTTCGTCTTCCGCTCCATCCAAGTACCACATCTCAACGTGAACCTGCTCCAACGCATCCTCTTTTCGGGGATGTCCAAGTACGTGTACACTCACCCAAACGCCGGCATCATTTCCAATGTCATGAGCCCGCGTGAGTTCCACACCACCGCAGCGCCCGTCACCTACCACGAGTGTATCAAGAACGACGTGCTGGTCTCCAGCTACGGCACTGATTACACACAGTACGACGGGGCCGCGACACTTCAGGACTGGCGTTGGTTTTTCCATCCCATTCGTCCAACAGTGTTCCGCGACTTTCTCGTTGACACCATGTGCAGTTCAGACTTCTGCAACGCGCGCGGCGACACGCTCCCCCGCGAATGCAGGGGCAACCCTTCCGGCAACTACCACACCACCGCTTTCAACACAATCAAGAACATCGCGATGACCTACGCGTGGCTCGACCACGCCAAGGCCACTCTCGTCCCTTGTTCAGGGTTTTTCACCCGTGAGAGCTACAAGATGGTCGGAGACGACCTTATTGGAGTTGCGTCTAAGGACGTGCCGGAAGAGGAGTTGCAAGAATTCGCACAAAAGCACGCCGACTTCGTGCGCAGACATTTCTGCATCGACACCAAGATCGAAGAAGTTCTCGTTGGACAAAGGCACATCACTGTGCCCTTCTTGTCCCATCGCTTCGCCTGGTGCCATGTGTTCGGCGTCCCACTTCTCATTCGGCACAACATCATGCGACTCAACGCGTCGCTGAACTACGCGCTTTCTAGCGCTGAACCAGCACGCACTGTCGCCATCAACAGCATCCACTCTACAATGCTCACCACCCTTGAGGCGTACCAGCAGTACAACGTCACCCTGAACTGTGACGTCGCTTCTGTCCTCGAGGACGTCACTCTCGCCCTACAGTCCTGCGAATTCTTGCAGGAGGCGGGTTACGTGACCCCCAACAAGGCTTGTGTACAGGAGAGTTTACGTCTTCAAACCGAAGCTCTGGAGCAAAAGACACAAATTCAACTTTCCAGCACTCTTCAATGCCTCTTGGGTACATGCTCCGGCGTGCACGCGGGGCTGCTCGTACCGGCCGAACAGCCGTTCGTGCAGTCCGACGGTTCACAAACAGTCGCCTCGTCAGAGGCGCAGCGCGACTCCTCGCTCCAGTGGGCCAGGCCATCACTCAAGTGGTTCGCGCACGGCAGCATCAGCAACCTCGTCGTGGAGCTGCTGTTGCTGCTCCTGTGGCTGTCAGCGTCCCTGTTCGTGTGGGCGCTCCTCGCGTTGGCGGTCATCGTCGCGGTGGTGGAGACGCAGGTATCACCATCTCACATCGCGAGTTTCTGGGCGATGTCAACGCCAACACAACTTTCCTTGCCCGCTCACGAACAATTGACCCTACCAATGACAGCACTTTTCCTTGGTTGTCTGAACTCAGCACTAGCTTTGAGACTTTTGAAGTCCTCTCGCTCGACGCTGAGTTCATTTCAAGCTGCTCTTCGTCGACGCCGGGTCGTGTCATGCTGGCCTTCCAGTATGACCCGGCTGACGCAACTCCCTCCACCAAAGAGCAGCTCCAGCAGTTCACCGGCTGCGCTGCTGGAAACGTCTGGACTGGACTTCGAACACGATTCGATGTCACGTCGGTTAATCCGCGCCAGCGGTATACCGATCCGTCCACTGCCGGAAGCCAAATTGTCTCCGGTCTCACAAGAGACCAGGCGACAGCTATCCGCCAGAGCGCCGTCGGCTCCGTCGTTGTCGCGGCAAGCGGCGTTACCAACGGCACCGACACTATCGGAGAGCTCTGGATCAACTACACAATCAAGCTTTCAAAACCCAAGTTCCGCGAGTCAGCGACCTCCTTCTCGTGGTCAAAGGGGCAGGCAGGCATTGTCTCCTACCCGCTACCACCCGGCGGCGTCTTCTCCTACGGGTCTGGCACCAATTTCCTCCAGTCCCAAATCCCACCTAGTGCGTACTCGAAGTGGTGGGGCGACGTTTCCTCAATCATCTCTGACAGGAAGTTCGCCAGGTACCCCATCACCCTCGTTGACGACGGTATCATCTTCCACCGTGACTGGTCTGGACAGATCGACATCCGTTGGTTCATGTCCACCGTACCCGATTCGGCCGCGCTCGCGAGCCAAGCGCCGTTCATGGACTTCCTCAACAACTACACCGGCGTCCCTCCCACTTTCGGAACCGCCGGTTACGCTCCACACATGCTGCTCGACGCTGACGAGTCACGTCCCCTCTTCGACGTGTCCCTCAGCACCATCCACACGTTCTACCCCTACGACGTCCCAGGAGTTCAGCAAGTGTACTTCGTCTACACCATGTCCGCAGAATTTCCTGCAGGCAGGTACAAGTGGAACCCCAACCTCGCCATCGCACTCAATGTCGCCCTCGCAGGTGCTGACTCCACCGGCAACTGCCGGTTCTGCGTCACCAAAGCGACACTGGTTGCGAACACTCGTGACATGCTGCCAGCATCGTACTAACTGCTTGTGCGGTGCAACACCTGAAGTCGAACTCGCCACCCTCAGCGGCGATCGTTTTTGCCTTTGTTGTCTCTGCCATGTCGAGTATGCAATGCACCACAGTGAGTTCAACAGCAACGTGATTCTGTTGCGTTTCTTGGACGATTAACAACCCAGTGTACAGTTTTGTTTCCTGGGCTCTGTCCCACTGTTTTGCTTCCTTTTGCTTCATCATTTCCCTCACACAAGTGGTATGTCAAAACCACATTGTTTTCTCTTTTCCCCCTTCTCAACCGCTCACTCTTCTTCTGTAATTGCCTTCGGTAGGCTTCCTCCATGACACGGAGGTTATGAAGACTCCCCTTGTAC